ATCCTTCGACCATGGAACAATATAATTTAGTTTATATTGACAAAGGGAAATATGTTCTTAATTATATCCATGACGAGGTTGTAAATAAGACACACGTTAAAAATAATCTAAAATTAGTAGCACGATTAACTACTACTGATTTAAATTTAGAAAAAATAAAATAAGAGAAAAAATCAATGACACAAATTCAAGTTACAAAAAGAGATGGTCGCAAAGAGCCATTAGATTTAGAAAAATTGCATAAGGTTGTATTCTGGGCAACGAAAGATACCACAGGAGTGAGCGCCAGTGAATTAGAAATTAAAAGTCATATTCAGTTTTACAACGGAATCAAGACCAGCGATATTCAGGAAACAATGATTAAGAGTGCTGCTGACCTCATCAGCGAAGATGCGCCCAATTATCAATATGTAGCCGGTAGGTTAATTAATTATCATTTACGTAAACAAGTTTACGGCGATTACCAACCGTGTAGTTTATTAGAATTAGTAAAGCGGAATGTTAACCGAGGGTTTTATGATTCGCCTTTATTAGATGCTTACAGCGAAGATGAATGGAATGAATTAAACAAAGAAATTGATCACAGTAAAGACGAAAATTTTACATATGTTGCCATGGAGCAATGGCGCGGCAAATATCTTGTACAAAATCGTGTAACCGGTGAAATATACGAAACTCCGCAAATAGCATACATGCTGATTGCAGCAACACTATTTCAAAATTATTCTAAAGAAACAAGATTACAATGGGTTAAGGATTATTATAATGCGGTATCTGATCATGACATTAGTTTGCCTACCCCCATTATGGCTGGTGTACGCACACCACAAAAACAATTTAGTTCGTGCGTTCTCATTGAGACTGATGATAGCTTGGACAGTATTAATGCTACTGCTAGCAGTATCGTACGATACGTCAGCCAAAAAGCCGGAATTGGTATTGGAGCAGGACGAATTAGGGCATTGGGTTCGCCTATTAGGAGCGGAGACGCCTACCACACGGGTGTAATTCCTTTTTACAAACACTTTCAAAGTGCAACTCGCAGTTGCAGTCAGGGCGGAGTACGCAATGGCGCTGCTACTTTGTATTATCCTATATGGCATTTGGAAGTAGAAGACTTGTTGGTGCTTAAAAACAATAAAGGCACTGAAGACAATCGCGTACGACACATGGACTATGGTGTGCAGTTTAACAAACTAATGTACGAACGATTGATCACTGGCGGTGACATTACTTGTTTTAGTCCGCACGATGTGCCAGAACTGTATGAAACATTCTTTAATGACCAAGATAAATTTAAAGAACTGTATGAACGTGCAGAACGCAATACTAAACTACGTAAAAAAACTTATAAGGCACTAGACTTATTCGGCCGTTTCATGCAGGAGCGTAAAGATACAGGCAGAGTTTATTTAATGAACGTGGATCACGCTAATACTCATAGTCCTTTTAAAGAAAAAATTGCTCCTATTAAAATGAGTAATTTGTGTACTGAGATTGACTTGCCCACAGTGCCACTTAAAGATCTAAACGACCCCAATGGTAGAATTGCACTGTGTACACTGAGTGCAACCAATTGGGGAAATATTAAGAGTCCAAAAGACTTTGAACGTATGTGTACATTGGCAGTACGGGGATTGGATGCATTGCTGAGTTATCAGCACTATCCAGTGTTGGCTGCTAAATTAGCCACAGATGAATTTAGACCATTGGGAATTGGCATTATTAATTTTGCATATTTCTTGGCCAAACACGATGTCAGCTACAGCGACCCACGTGCCTTGGCATTGGTCGACGAATATGCCGAAGCATGGAGTTACTACTTGATCAAAGCCAGTGTGGATCTTGCCAAAGAACAAGGAGCTTGTGGTCGTTGGAAAGATTTAAAGTCAGCTGATGGTCTATTACCAATTGACACACGTAAGTCGGAAGTTGATGAATTGGTTCCACATCAAGAGCGTATGGATTGGCAAAGTCTAAGAGCAGATGCGGCACAGTACGGGCAAAGAAATGCCACCTTAATGGCGTTAATGCCTGCCGAAACGTCTGCACAGATTAGTAACAGCACAAATGGCATTGAACCTCCACGTAGTTATGTCAGTGTTAAACAGAGTAAGCATGGTGTGTTGAAACAGGTTGTTCCTGAGTATAGAAAATTAAAAAACAAATATGAACTTTTATGGGATCAAAAGTCCCCCGAAGGATATTTGAAAATTTGTGCAGTGCTTCAAAAATATATCGATCAGGGTATCAGTGTTAACACCAGTTACAATCCACATCATTATGAAGATGAAAAAATTCCAATGAGTGAAATGATTGGCCACTTGTTATTATGCTATAAGTATGGTACTAAGCAGCTATACTATTTTAACACCATGGATGGTCAAGGTGAAATTGACATCGATAAATTAGCAGTTAAAAAAGAACTTACTATACCTGTCGATCAAGAAGATTGTGACAGTTGTGTAATATAAACCGAGGAAAATAATGAGCGTTTTTAATATTAATAACAAAGGTGATCACACCAAAGCATTGGCATTTTTAGATCCCAACGGACCCGTAAACATTCAACGTTACGAAACGTTAAAATATAGACAGTTTGAAAAATTAACAGATAAACAACTAGGCTTTTTTTGGAGACCCGAAGAAGTTGATTTGTTACGTGACGCCAAAGATTTTAAAGAACTGACTGCATTTGAACAGCATATTTTTACCAGTAACTTAAAGCGACAAATTCTACTAGACAGTGTTCAAGGTCGTAGTCCTAATTTAGCGTTACTGCCACTGGCCACAATTCCTGAATTAGAAACTTGGATCGAAACTTGGGCGTTCAATGAAACTATTCATAGTCGTAGTTATACACACATTATTCGAAATGTTTTCAGTGATCCCAGTAAAGTATTTGACGACTTGTTAACCATTGAGCCCATCGTTACATGTGCTAAAGATATCAGCAGTTATTACGATGATTTAATTCAGGCCAGTCTTTGGTATCAGACACTGGGGGTAGGCAAGCACACTGTTAACGGTAAGGAAATCATTGTTGATCTTTATGAATTAAAGAAAAAATTGTGGTTGTGTTTAAATTCTGTTAATGCACTAGAAGGCATAAGATTTTATGTAAGCTTTGCCTGCTCGTGGGCTTTTGCTGAATTAAAGAAAATGGAAGGCAATGCAAAAACTATCAAATTGATTGCCAGAGATGAAAATATTCATCTTGGTAGTACGCAGACATTGATTAAGTTGCTACCACAAGACGACCCCGATTATGCAAAATTAAAAATAGAAACAAAGCAAGAATGTGAACGTATATTTCTAAATGCTGCCGAACAAGAAAAAACTTGGGCAGAATATTTGTTCAAAGATGGATCGATGATAGGATTGAACACACAATTATTATGTCAGTATGTTGATTGGTTAACTTGTAAACGAATGACGGCTGTGGGATTAGATTGCGGAATCAAACCCGGAAGTAATCCGTTACCTTGGACTGCTAAGTGGATTGCAGGAGCCGAAGTTCAAGTCGCACCTCAGGAGACAGAGATAAGTAGCTATGTGATCGGCGGAACCAAGCAGGACGTCGATCAAAGTACATTCAAAGGATTCACATTATAATGATTATTGTATACACAAAAAATAACTGCCCGTTTTGCGAACAAACAAAATACTTTTTAGATAATAAAAAGGTCTCTTATTCAGTCGTAAATATCGACGATGATGCCAATGCAAAACAATTTGTAATAGATCAAGGCCACAGAACAGTGCCACAAATTTACAATGACGATACACTAATAGTCGAAGGCGGCTATAACGGTCTTGTCAAACTAACTGAAGATCAATTAAAGGAAAAATTCGGTGTTACAATCTAAAGGATACCAACCAGGAACTATTGCCTGTTTTAAATTAGTAAATGGCGACGAAGTTGTTGCTAAAATTGTCGACGCTCATTTAATGGGCTGGACTGTAAACAGACCCTGCACAGTTATACCAAGTCCACAAGGGTTAGGTTTGATGCAAAGTCTATTTTCTGGTGATATAAATAAAGATGTAGAGCTTAAAAAGGAGCATGTAATGATGCACTCTCCAGTAATTAAGCAACTAGAGGATCATTATTTACAGACTACTACTGGGATTCAAACTGTAAGCAAAGGTCCTATTGTTATTTAAGGACGGTTATGTCAGTAGTTAGGTTAGGTGATCTTTTTGGTATGGGAGGTATTGTTACTGTCCCGGCTAGTTCTTCGGTTACAGTCAATGGAAGACCTGTGGCATTGCAAGGAGCAGTGTATACTCCACATATTGGTTGTTCGCCTAAAAAACCACAGCATTGTTTTGGTGTAATTTACGATATACCTGCAGGAGTTACCATAGAAGGGCAAACTCCTTTAACCAAAGGAGCCAAGGGAATATGTGGTCATAGTCCAACTACTGCTAGTTCCGATGTATTCATAATAGGTGGCGGATTTGGTGCGCTGGGCGCAGTTGCCGGCCTGGCACTGGGCGGAATTAATTTTGGAACATCGGATCTCGGAGGACTAGCTTCGGGCTTTGCTGATTTTGCAGCTCCTATTACAGACGGTTTAAGTTCATTGGGCTCGGCGGCAAGTGCAGCAGTCGGTGGAGGAACACTTGGTCAAATCGCATCAGGGGTAGCCACATCTACTGTCACTGGAATAGCAACAGGAACTGTCAACCGAGCACTAAATTAATTATGGCAACATCTTTTAACAGCACTATTCCTTCTCAATTTGCTGGAACTCAACCTGCCATAGAGTCTGGCAATTTGAGTCCCCTCCAGCTGGCCGCGGCATATTATCTAAATCAGGGCATTGATATTCCTTTTTTTGTAAATGCAGCATTTGTAGAACAATTTAAAATTTTTTGTACCTCTGGCCAGGTTACTCCAGCCAACATTGCAGCCCCGGCTGGTGCTATTTCGGTGGTCAGCAGAGGCGATAATATTTACGTGCAAAAACCAGCAGTGGATTGCGGTCCAGATGACACTGATAGATATGAAGAACTATATATAGGACCAAGAAACAGTGTAGCACCAGACTCGTGGTCTTTTGACGGTACATTAGTCAGAGGCGGATCAGTGGCAGAAGGTGCCGGCGGACCATGGGGCACTGGGGGACTAACTAGTCAAGATCCTACTCCTAACAACGGAGAAGATCGAGAACCTGACATAGTTTCAAATGTTTTTGCAACTTATGGTACATCTAATACTATCACTGTAAACAACGGAATATCATAATGCCTTTAAATACTCTTGGACTTACTAGTGCCGGTCCAGCTACTCCATCTAGCAGTGCATTACCCACAGACAACAATTTTTATTACGATATATCACTGCCACAAAATTCTAATATACCGTCAGTAAGCGGAGTTTATAATGGTAGTTTGTCGGCACAGGGCAACTTGGTTGCCATGCAAATAAGCACCGGCGGTCCAAAATTATTATTGGTCGATTCGGGCGGTTTTAGAGGCGACGGCTTCGATGGTCCTACTTACGTTAGAATTCCATGGTTAACTGGTTACTTTAGAGAATACTGGAAAGATCCTGTTTCGTGTACGTTTGGAGCAGACAGTGCTATACCTGCACTAACTGGAGTAATGCCTGCTAATAATATTATTCAAGGAAATGCTGTGTATTACACTGACTTACAGTTGACCAGACTGTCGGGCAGCAATTTTTGGAATAATTTTAAATTTATTAATAGTTTCAATCAAGTGCTAAGTTGGGTAACCAGCAGTAATTCTTACCTAGTAGCGTTAAAAAACAGTGAGGAAAAAAATCTTGAATATTTTAGAAGTAAGACATATTTGGAATTAACCACTCAGGGATTTTCTAATTACGACATTGGTAATGCACTAAAATTAGCAATTGGTAATATAGGAAAATTGATTCAAGACGTGCCTTCTGGTTATTTTGGCACACCAAATAGTGTGACTAAGGTATTAGTGGCAGCGGGGTTAGGCGCCATTGGTAATTTAAGTGAAAAGCTGGTAGCCGCTGAAATTAATTTTGCAGACATATACAATCCAATTTATACTCAGGATCTTACTACTATTTTGCAAACAATTAATAACAAAAGTGATCTCGAAACCATACAATTTGTATTGCAAACCAATGTTCAAAATATAACTAGCCCCTTGGATTACATTAGTATAGAAAAATGCAGCGGAGTTCCTATCGACAGTGTATTCCAATCATTTGCAGATTTTGGTAAAGATTTATTTCAACGAGCTCCTGGGATCACTTTGACTACAGGTAAAGCTTTCCTTACTTTGTTGACTGAAGTGTTGGCCCGGGTGCCTGCCACAGTTGAATCTTTGGCTACACCTGATAGTTTGTTGCCGCCTGCCATAACAGAAAATTTAAGAAGATATTTGCCCGAGAGTCCCACCGGTGGACCGATTAGTATGTTAGATGTTATTGGGGTAGCATCGGGATATCTAATAGATGAAATAACCTATGTTAATTCGTTAATACAACAATTATACGAAACCAAATATGGGCCGCAGATAAGAGCAGCACTCACTGAAGTAAGTCAACGGTATAATCAGTATTATATTGCAGCAAACCCAGATCCAGAAGCGCCTGCAGGCGTCCCGGCGGGACCAGCAGAGAGACTATATCAACAAGCAGTTGACAACTATAGATCGTTATTAGTTACAATAGTGCTTGACCCAGCAACCAGTGCCATTGCATCAAATATAAACGAGACCTGGTCCAAATATTGTGAAAAGTTGGGGTACGAAGTAGTCAATTATAATAAAGCTAATATTACTCCTTCTGATTATACAGACAATTCTATAATTTATAGTTTCGTAGAAAGTTTGCCCAGCTATGCCGCCGATGCTCAAAATATCGGCACCGATTTGTTGTTATATGGCCTTTGCCAAAATAATCAATCGGGCGACATTGTTAAAACTATTTTGGGTCAATTTAAAAATAACCAAACATTATCCAATGTGGGTGTTCGAATTTCCGGCATTGTTTAATTCAAATAGGTAGCAAAAAATCAAAAAACCTACTATAATAAGACATGTTAACTGGTTAAGTTAGCAGTTTATTGTGTTTTAGTGTTGGTATATAACACTACACTGTCTAATAAAGGAGAAAGTAATATGGCGCAAGCTATATCAAATCGCTACTACGACAGCATGATGAAGGTAGTACAAATTACCTTGTTAATTTTGGGACTATGTTTAACGGGTTATTTTATAACTTCGGTGACTACCCATAAATTAGAATCTTTGCGTAGCAAAATTTTAACAACCGATTCAACTCTAGTGTCGGCAGCAGAACGTACCAAACAATTGGACTGTCTTGCAAAAAATATATATTGGGAAGCAGCCTCGGAACCATTTGAAGGTAAAGTTGCAGTTGCACAAGTGACCATGAATCGAGTGGATGCAGGTAATTTTGGCAAAGGTGTATGTGGTGTTGTCTTTCAAAGAAATGTGTTTTATGAAAAAGTCGTTTGCCAATTTAGTTGGGCTTGTGAAAATACGCACAAGATTAAACCTATTCATCCTAAATTATATGCCGAAAGTGAAGAAGTGGCCAAAAAAGTTCTATTAGAAAATTTTAGATTGCCCGGGCTAACAAATGCAATATATTATCATGCAGATTATGTAAACCCAGGCTGGAAAAAAGAGAAAATTATCAAAATTGGTCGTCATATTTTTTATAAAGGTTAATTATGACAATGTTAAACATCAAAATGCTTCGACTCTTGGTTTACATTAAACAGTTCTTTTTGGATCATTTAAAAAAACTTACAGCTAATACGCTGGGATGGTTAGCAGCCATTGTATTACATTGCGCCACTCTTCCTAGCTTGTTGGCCATTATGTCTGGACTTAATGATAAACTGCCCAGTATTGATGTAATTTTATTCATTTGGGCTGGTCTTGTGCTGTTGTTTGCAAGAGCTATTCTTCTGAAAGATCAGTTAAATATTATTACTATCGGAATAGGTTTTATTGCTCAATCCGTTTTGATGGCATTTATACTATACAAGTGATATGAACTACTTCCAATTATTAAGAAAGTTATACGACATTTACGATAAGTTGGAAGGTAAAGAAGTTAATCATTTACAAATCATAAGAAAAATCAAAAAAACTATCCCATGGACTAACTGTAAAGTTTATGGGATAAAAACTCTATCGGTGGCCACAAACGATTGGTCTGTTTCGGGTCTGTATGATCCTGAAGCAGACGAATTTGGCGAAACGTGTGTAGAAATTGAAATAGGTTTTCCGGCAAGAAAAGATGTATTTCATTTTTCGGAAGTAGATGTCAGTAGAAGCCACTGGGGTGAATTTTGTATTGATTTTGCTCAAATTTTAGGTCATGAATATGTTCATATGAATCAGTTCAGAAAAAGAAATTTCAAATGGTCCAGACCCTATTGCAGTGTAACATTAAATCCCACTCTTAAAGAAAAGCAAGAATACTACGGTGACAAAGACGAAATAGATGCTTATGCCTTTACGGCCGCGGCCGAGATTATTCTTAATAAGATTATAAAAAGCTCGTCCCAGCAGTTAGTAGAGAGCAGTAATCTATATAAGACCTATGTAAGAACATTTAATAAAACTGATCCCGTAGTTTTAAAATTTAAAAAACTGACAGAGAGATATATTAAACGATTGGAGAGACAATATCATGACACGACCTTCTAAGAGTGAAGTTGAAGACATTGAAGAACAAGATTTTTTAGATAATATAGGCGATGATGATTTTCTTTTGATTTTGGATTCTAACGGAGATTTAAAAACAATACTATTACCCGAATCGTTGACTGAAAATATTCCTAAAAACTTAGTGCAAATATTAAAAATATTAGGTATCGATAATCACAATTTACAATCTAGAACTATTCATTGACATGTTAAAAACTTTTCTTCTAAATAGACCTTTTGTAGTGTTTGACCCTTCTAATAAAGATCATCGTAGAATCTATAGACATTTTTTAAAAACAGGCAGTTGGAAAAATTGTGATTATCAATTTGTATGTGAAGCGCCCTACATTGACCTACCAGCTTGTATTAATTTAAAACTAGTAGAATATTATATGGGTCAGGAATTTAGATATAAATCTAAGACTAAAAACAGCGTCAAAGACAGCAAGAAATCGGTTGCATAAAATTCAATGATATGCTATACTGTATTTCAGTTGGGAAATATATGATGCAATACACACTGATTACAAAAAACGGTAAAATTTTGCAATTTTATGTCAAGGCTGTAGCAGAAACGTATAAGCAAATTTACGGCGGTTATATTGTCTCAGAAGATATTTTGATTGACAAAACTCGTATTGTCACAAAAGCTAGTTTGGTTAACAAAACTCATTGTATAGTTACCTTTTCCTAAAACAGGAGTTTAGTATGGGATTTCGAGTTCTCGGACAGCGTGATAGCCGTTTTCAGCCCATCAAAGGGCTTGAAGGTCCTTTTTATTTTGCTAACGGCAGGGTTTTGTACTACGATCCCAAAGCGGGCGAGTACTACGATAGTACTACCGATTTCTACGTTCCCCGGGAAGAAGTTGACCAATTGCACACGGAATTGGCACAGTTATTGTCAAAATAACGAGTTTGTTGTAAAAATACAACAAAAAATAGGTGTTTTTTGCTTAAAAAACAGGCATTTTTTGGTTGCTCGAAATTCGTCATTTTGCTATAATACTATTATGATGAAACGTAAAGCACGCCAAGACCGCAAGCACGCCGTGTACATGATGATGAACACCCAAACGGGTGAGTTCTATTTGGGTATTACGGTTTGCGCTCAACAACTCAAAAAAGCGCTCAAAGTTCGCTTTCAAAAACATGTTCGTCGTGCATTGACTGAAAACAAAGACTGGAACCTGTGCCGCAACATCCGAGAGCATGGCGCTGATGCTTTCGAAGTTGAAGTGGTAGAAGTTCTGCGTGGTCGTAAACCTGCTCATGCACGTGAGCGTGAATTGATTGCAGAACTGCACCCTTCACTTAATCAGTATTGAAAACATTAGGAGTATATTATGTTGATTGACTATACCAACAAGCCTCAAGAATTCGAAGGCAATTTCTACGACCAACGACATGGTGGCCCCTTTGATCGTGGTGCTGCCGACAGTTATTACCATCGAGGATATAACCCGCACTACTTCCAAGGTGACACTTACTCATCGGAGATGGTCTCCTTGGGGGA